GAGTTTGTTAAGTTTCTTGTCATTTATTGGTATTCTTAGCGCTATAGCAAAGATTATAATTAGAATATTTAAAATAGTTTCTAAATTGTATTACAAGAAACCGTCATTTAAAGCTACATACTATATTAAAAATACATTCGATAACACTGCTATTGTTAAAAATGTATTTTCTGTTGATACAGTTAAAGTATTAAGAAAAGTTGTATATTACATTAAAAATAATTTTAGTGTCACAGATTACATAGAAGATACATTTAGTGCTAATGTTTCTGTAGCTAAGAAAGCTGCTATAAAATATAAAGAAAATACTATAAAAGCTATAGCTTATATTAAAAATATGTTTGATGTATCAGATTATGTTTCTACAATGAAAGCAACAGAACAAATTAATAATCAATTTGAAACAACTAGTTATACGAAAAATAGATTTAAAGTTGATATCAAGACGTCATCTACAAAAGTTAGTAAGAAAGTTAAAACGTCGTTTAAATTCGGGATACTTGACCCTTAATCAATTATGTTAATATTTATAATAAACTATGTAAAAGATATTAGGAGTAATCGAAGTGGCTGATACAATAGAATTTAGCAAACGATCATATGTAACATTATTCATGTCAGTAATGCAGCAAGCTACACCGACATCTCCATTTGTTCCATATAATTTATCTGCAACTACTGGAACATTTACTTTTTCGTCTTCGCTTGGTGGAGCTTCGTTATTAAAAAAAGCATCTACTGATCCTACTCAAATGTTATATACTAATTCTGCATCTGGAGAGCTAGAGGTATATATATTAGACACTGATACAGCATCTTTAGATCCTGGGACGTATTATTTTACTTTGTATATACTTAATGCATCTGGGCAGACATATGCTGCCGTTACAGATCGTTTTAAGTTAAAGGATACTGTTCAAGAGTGAATGACATAATAATATATAAACGAAATTGTCCAAAATGTAATAAAGAAATCTTTTACAAACGCGAACAATATTTAACACAAGCTATTAAAAATAATAGCACGTGTTTGATCTGTAGAAGTAAAGCTAGGGCTAAAAAATCATTAGAAAGTAGAATAAAAAATGGAACATTACATTTTAACAACGCTTATAAAGCTTGGGAAACAAGAAGAAATAATGGAAAACCATGGCATTCTAACGAAACAAGATTAAACCAAAGAATTGCCGCAATTAAAAGAATAGCAGAACTTGGAAATGAAAGTGTTGGAAAACATGAAACAAAAATACTAAATGATCAAGAAAATATAGATAATTGTAAAATATTACGACAGCATAGAGTTTGGTACGGTCCTGATAAATTTTATAAAGTTGACGGTTATTGTAAAGAAACAAACACTGTTTATGAAGTTTATGAATCATTTCATAAAAATCAAATTAAAGAAGATTTGCAAAGACAAAAAATGATAGAAGAAAAATTAAATTGTAAATTTATTATCATACAAGATACAGTGCAAGAATAACGGAGAATTAGAGTGGCATTTAATCGCTTTTTTCAAGATTTATCGCAAACAGCAAGCCAACAAAACTTTACTAATTTATTCGGTACAACTGATATCAGTCTACCAGGAGTTAGAGATTTATCGTCTTTAGCAGAAGAGACTACTCAAATAGTAAAATTTGTCAGATATAAACTTGGTGAACCAGTTTTATATGTAGAGCTTGATAATAAACAAATATATGTAGCTTTTGAAGAAGCTAATATAAAATTTTCTTATTTAATTAATACATATCAAGTTAGAAATTGGATGGCAAATCTTTATGGTTTGAATAAAGATTTTGATGTTAATGATTTAACAAATAAACTTCCATATAATACATACAATTTCTTGAAAAGACAAGTTGCTAATGTTGGACAAGAGTCTCCTTTATATGTTGGTGGAGCTACAGAAGCTAGAAAAGCTTTTGTTGTTGTTGACACGACTAGACAAGATTATAGTTTATTAGATGATTTTAAAGATAAGAATTCTGGATTAACTATACGAGAGTATATTAGTTCTGTAAGTGGGAATACAAATTCTTATAACATAAATTTAAAGACTGTATTCCATTATTCTCCAATAACATTGTATAGATTTTATGATCCGTATTCTTCTGTTAATTTATTAAGTCAAGAATTTAATTTTGAATCATTTCAAACAGAAACTATATTTTATGTATTACCTATATGGAATGATGTTCTTAGAGCTCAACAACTGAATTTAAATGATAAAGTAAGAAGAAGTAATATATCTTATTATCATATTGGAGATACTTTAAAAATATTTCCTAGACCTAAAACAGCTCTTGCTTTGTGGATTGAATATACAGTACAAATAAATCCATTTTCACCATCTGGTTCTATGTCGGCAGATCCTAGTATTAATGGTGTTTCGAATTTATCTAACGTTCCTTTTACAGATATAAATTATCAAGATATAAATCCAATGGGTAGATATTGGATTAGACAAACTACATTTGCTTTATGTATGGAAGAACTTGGTAGAATAAGAAGAAAATTCAAATCTATACCAATTCCTAATGGTGATGTAAGTTTAGATGGCGATGAATTAGTTAGAGAAGGTTTAGATAGACAAGAAAAACTTGAAGCTCAATTAAGAGCTGATTTAGAAAAATTAACTAATGTTGAATTAATGAGACAAGAAACAGAACAAGTAGATTTGATGAATAGACAACTTAGTCAATTTCCTGCAGGTATTTACATTTTCTAATGAGTGAATTAAAAAACATATTAGAACAAGTTAAAAAGACTATACCAATTAATAAACTTGAAAAATTACAAAAAGATATAATGATTGGTAAAACAGATCTAAATGATGTTGTTAAAAGAATTTGGGAAATAAAAACAGAATTTTCAATGAGTGAAGTGCCATATAAACATGTTCTTATATATGAAAAGACGCATGGACTTGATCATGTATTGTATAATTTATTATTAAGAAAAATTTCTACATCTAAAGAGCAAGCAAAAATTAATCAACAAAAAAAATATTTAATGATGATATATGATATAAAAGATTTTGAATTAATACGTTTTAGATATGATCATACTGACGTATATCATCAAGAAGATTATTTTGAAATAACACCTAAATAGAGAGTTTAAATGCCAAGAGATAGTCAAAGTTTATTTATTACAGATCGTGAAATTGAATTTATAAATTCTAACACAACAGAATTATTAGAAACAGTAATTCAACAAAAAATTATGTATTATGCTGTAGAAGAACAAACTACAAATTCTGATGAATTATACGGTGAAAGCATAAATAAAGGATTTAGAGCTCCTGTTGAATTATATTGCAGAGTGTTCTTGGCAGATCATAGAATGGCTGTTGGTGAAATGGGTGCAGAAAATGTTTATAAAGTAGAGGTTTATTTTCAAAGAGATAGAGTTATGAAAGATTTAGGATTCTATCCTAGAATTGGTGATTTCTTTCAATGGAATAATAGAAATTTTGAAATAAAAACTGTTAGAGAACCACAATTATTTGGTGGTTTATCTCAACATAGAATTGGTATTATATGTGAAGCTATAGTCGCACGCCAGGAAGTTTTTGCGCCAGAAAAGAAAGATTCATATGATCAAACTAAAGTGCCAGATAGCCAAATACGTAATTGAGTAAATTAATTAACATATTAGAAGATGTTAAAAGAAAGATTAGTTTAACTCCAGCAGAAAAATATCGTAAATTATATATGCAAGGTTGGAGACCTGATCCTAATAAATTAGATGATTATCTTCAAGAAATATATGATAATTTTTGTATTCTTCCAGAAGAATATGATGGAGAAGAGGGAGCTGGACTTGGTGATTTTATGACACTTGATCACTTATTAAATGCAATATATAAATTTGGAAAAAATGTTAAAATTCTTAGTTTAGCTTCTGAGTATTTTAGTCATGGACAAGAAGCTAATAAAAGTATTGTTGCATTTCATTTATTTAAAGATATAACAAAAGATTTAAAAAAAATAAATAAATATTACTATATAAATTATCATAAGTATTATTATGAGAACAAACCGTATAATCTTGCTATACGAGTAACACACGAGTTCGAAACACAAAAATTTTCGATTTATTTTATCTTTTCAGATCCACAAGTTGAAATACTTGCTTTTTATAAAAAATAGAGATTAAACAATGTCAAAAGTATCTACATCAGATGCAAATAAAGTTACTATAAATGATAATTTTCTTCGCAATATAGATGAAGGTGTTACTAATTGGTTTGCTAAAGATTTTCCTATTGATTTTGAGGGAAGAAAAACACCTGTTATATTTGTGAGTCAAGAAAGATGGGCATTAGCACAAAAACAAAAAGGATTTAGAGATGAAAATGGAGTTATAATACTTCCATTAATAACAGTTAGAAGATTAGAATCTTCTGAATTATATAAAAGATATGTTCCAAAAATGGATGAAACAAAAGTATTTGTTGTTAAAAGAGTTGCTACTCAAACTTATGATAATAATGAAAGATTAGTATATGATGAAAAAACTATGGGTGTTCCAATATATGAAGTTGTTATGGCTCAATATCCTACATTTGTTACATTAAGATATAATATAACGTTACATACGTCATTTTTATCTCAAGCTAATCAATTACAAGAAAATATATGGAAGAAATTTGATTCAGGTAGAAGTTATTTTACTCATAATGATTATTATATGTTTGCTACTATAAATAGTTCTGCTGATCAAAGTAATGTAGAAGATTTTGTCGACAATCAAAGACTTATAAAATATTCTTATTCGTTTGAAATACAAGCTCCTTTAATATCAAAAAGTGATGTTAAAATAGAAAGAACATTTATTCGTCCAGTAATCACTACTAAAGAATATTAAAAATGCCAGAAACTATATACCCAGTTGAAATATATGCTAATATTCAAGCTGTTCCAAAAGCACCAGCAACTCCAGATCCATTAATATTAAATGCTATAATTGTAAATGCACTTACTGCTAATAGAATAGGAGCTGGAACTATTAGTGGTGCTAATATTACTGCGACATCTTTAACAGCTGTATATTTGCAAGTTTTATCTGGAGCCGATATGGCATTTAGTGCTGGTAATGTTTCTATTGGTTTATCTGGTGGATTAGAAAAATTAACATTAGGCAAAAATTATAATTTTGCGATTCAATTAGCTCCAACGACTGGAATAAATACTGGATATTCTACTAGTGTTTCTAGTTCTTTGTGCGGTACTTATTTTTATAGAGTTGTTGCTTGTGATAATTTTAATCAAACACAATCTTTATGTTCTGTTACTACTGATGTAACAGCTAGTGGTTTATCTGCTATTGTAATAAGTTGGCAACCTTCTAATGGAGCTCTTTTTTATAGAATTTATAGATCGCTTTATGATAATATACCAATTACTTCTATATCATCTTCATTCACGTCTAGTTTATCGTCATATACAGATAGTGGATTAGATGTTGCTACTACTTCTATTAATTTAAGTTCTATTAATAAAGCATACTCTGTATTTTTAGGATCACCCTCTTCTTGGATTAATAGTGATTATTTTAATATTAATAAAGTTAATATTAATTCTATAACAGCAAGTTCTATAACATCTAGCTCTATAACGTCAGAAATTGGATTGTTTGGACAATTAATTGAATATGGGTCTGGTGTTTCATGGACTGGATTTATTGGTGGAAGTGGCGGTGGTGGTGGAAGTTCAAAAAAATCATATGCAGTAAGTCCTGCTGATAAACCGCCAAGCGTTTCTTCATCATATGATGACGAATTTGACGATGCAATATTAAACGCAAAATGGTCTTGGCTTAATCAATTAGGTGCAAATGCATCTACATTAAATGGTCAACTTTATATTACAGCTCCTAGTACATCTGGTGCACTTGCTGATTATTTACATGTTTTAGTTCAAAATGGACCAGCTTCACCATTTACAGTAACATGTAAAGTCTTTAGTAATGGAGGATTCACAAATTATTCTGGTTTTGGAATCGGTGTTTTGAATACATCAAATGATAGAGTTATGATATTAGCAACTGCATTGCGCGCAGGTGGAAAAGGAATTCTTGTACAAAAATGGAATAATTATGGATCATATAATACAGATAACTATTTAAATTTATTAGGCGGTGAAATTCCATATTATTTACAAATTAGAAGGACTGGAACTACAATTGATTTTAACGTATCTTTAAATGGTTTGTCATGGTATCAAGTGTTCACAGAATCTGCAGCTACATTTATAGAAAATAGTGGAACTATAAACAAAATATTTATAACATCTTTCATGAATAGAAATACAAGTTCTACAGCTGGAGCTACTTTTGACTGGTTTAGAGTGAATTGGACACCAGATTGGAATCCTTTAACAGACGTTTAACAAGAGATTAAAATGGCTTTATTACAACCTACAATAGTATTTGGTGGTTTAACAGCATTATCATTAAGTAGTGTTACTTTAATAACAAATCAAAACACTATTCTTGCTGGTGACGGTGGTTATGTCGGTATATGTAGTTATACACCAACTCATAACTTATTTGTTAATGGAACTTTATCATCATTGTCTGCTAGTTTTTCTTCTTCAACATCACAATTATTTAATACATTTTCAATAACATCAATAAATCTTTCTGCTATAACAGCTAATTTTGGAACAGTTTCTGCTGCTGCTATAACATCATTTAGCGTTTGTTCTATTAGTGGTGGTTTTGGAAATATTAATACTATCAACACTAATACATTTTCTTTGTGTGCTATAACTGGTTGGTTGCAAAGTACATTTGGATTAAGCATTTCTTCAATTTGTGCTGGACATGCTAACGTTAATACTATCAACACGAATACATTTTCATTGTCTGCATTAACTGGTTGGTTGCAAAGTACGTGGGGAATTAGTATTTCTTCAATTTGCGCTGGACATGCTAATATTAATACAATAAATGTTAATACTACAACTTTATCTGCTATAACAGGATGGTTGCAAAGTACGTGGGGAATTAGTGTTTGTGCTATTAGTGGTGGTTTTTCTCAAGTAAACACTAAAGCAATTCAAGTTGGAACTATAAAATTTAATGATGGAACATATCAAACTAATAAACCGCCAACATTTGATATATTACCAATCATATCTGGTGGTACTAATGCTTCATCTATTGCGACAGCGAATAAATTTTTATCGTATGATGCAACAAGAATAGTAAGTACTTCATATGACAATACTTCATTTCTTGCTCCTAATGGTATTAATTATACTATAGGTGTTTATGACTCGCAAGCAGTACCAGTAAAGATTCGTTTAATTTTTACAAATGGTTTATTATCATCTACTGCTGCAGGATAACATAATAAATATTTAAATCTTGTCTTTTCTAACTTATATTTAATATTTATCTTAGTAAATTAACGATTTGCGTGAACAGAATATGGACGAAAAAATAATTTTTGATAAGTTTCAATGTAAGATTTGTCAAAGAAAATGTAAAAATTATGCATCATTGAGCACTCATGTTAATAAAATGCATAGATTAAGCAAGAAAGAGTATGTTTTACATTTCGAATATAATGATATAATACCTTTGTGTAAGTGTGGTTGTGGAAATGAAACTAATTTTTTAAGGCATAAATTTGGTGATTTTATAAATGGACATAATTCATTTAAAAGTTCTGGACTGAAGAATAATTTCTTTTCAAAAGGTTATAATGTAGGTAATGCAACACGTGCGAATAATATGAGAGGTAAAACTTATAAAGAAATTTATGGTATTGAAAAAGCAGAAAATATAAAAAAGAAAAAAATTACAACAGCGATAGAAATGGGAAGATTTTTTCCAAACATTGGAACAAATGAAGACGTCTTATTAAAAGAACAAGAAATTAAAGATAATTGTAAAATTATAAAACAATATAGAGTTCCAAACACAATATATAGAGTTGATGGTTATTGTAAAGAAACAAACACAGTTTATGAAGTATATGAGTTTAGACACAAATATAAAATTGAAAAAGATTTAAAACGACAAAAAGAAATAGAAAATTATTTAGGTTGCAAATTCGTTATAATATGGGATAAAAAAAACAATAACCTTATTTCTATTAGTGATTGCAAAAGTAACTAGAGTGGCTAGTGTAATTTTGTAATTATTATGGAATAGCAAATTTGGAGAATTAAAATGGCAGTAGCTAAATTAATATCAGCCGGAGTATTCACGAAGGAAAATGATTTAAGTTTTGTCCCGGCAGGAGTACAAGCTATTGGAGCTTCGTTAGTCGGTCTAACAGAAAAAGGACCGGCTTTCGTCCCAACACAAGTCTTTGGATTTAATGATTTTAGAGATACATTTGGTAATTTAAATACAAAATTATATACACCTTATGCTGCTAAAAATTATTTAGCAAATGCAGGTATATTAACTGTTACAAGAGTATTAAGCGATACTACAAAATCTGTAGGATGGCCTTTAACATTAGCGTTTGGTACTGGTGGTAGTCCATTAAGCGGTACTTGTACTGCTATGGCAATATTAAGACTTAGGGTTGATACTTTTGCTGGTCTTTGTTCTGTTAGTGGAACTCCTGCTAATTTTAGTTTATCTGCTGGTACTCAATATGTTGCTAATCTTTCTTTAGACAAAACTTCACCGAATTATATAAAGAAAGTATTAGGAACAGATCCTGTATCAACAAAAGCTGGTGATTTAATGCCTAACTTATACGTTGATGCAGTATTTGATTATGCATATTCTAATATTGCTGGTGTAACAGTTGGTAGTATTTCTTCTACAAACAATTCACAACTTGTTGGTGGATATTTTACAGCACAATCACCTAGTATTGTGTCGCAAAACTATAATGGTACTGTGTTTGATTTATTCACTATTGTGTCTAAAAGTGATGGTGATGCTTCTAATTATGATGTGAAAGTATCTATTTTAGTAGATCAAAGTCAAGTCACTGTTAGTTCATATCCATACTTTACAGTATTTGTTAGAGATTTTGATGACACTGATAATAGACCAGTAATACTTGAATCATTTAGATGTAATTTAGATCCAACATCAAATTCATTTATTGGTAAAGTAATAGGTGATAGATATCCTAATGTTGATAATTCAACAGATCCTCCAACTATAAAATGGGAAGGAAATTTTGCAAGTAATTCTAAATTTGTTAGAGTTGCAACTCAAACATCTGGTGAGAACCCTCTATATCCTTCTTCAGCTAAACCATCTGGATTTAGAGGAATACCTAGCATAACTGGTGGTAATACATATGCTCAAATACCTTATAAAACTGATCATGTTAGTACATTTACAAATACTAAAAATGATAAAGTTTATATGGGTGTTGATACTTCTACTGATGGTATAAGAGATAGATTAAAAGGATCTATTATTTCTGTATCTGGTACTAAAGCAAATGATCAAGGACTTTTAGTATATCCTATATCTAGTGAATGGGTGAGTGCTGGTGCTACTGCAACTTTATCTGCTTCATTTGTTCAAGTTCCCTCTTGGGCTGCGGGATCAACAGAGCCAACTAGCGGAGTTGGAAATGTTATGAACACATATCAAAAAGTTGCTTTTACAGTTCCTTTATATGGAGGTTCAGATGGTTTTGATCCAAGACAAGATAAGAGAGAATTAACAAATGGATCTTTATCTACAGAATATCAATACATTATAAATATGTTAAGTAATTCAGATGAATTTGATTTTAATCTATTAGCACTTCCAGGAATTAATGCTGGTAATGCTGCTAATGGTGGTTTAACTCAAAGAGTTATTGATATGGTTAGTGATAGAGGAGATGCTTTTTATATAATGGATATAGCTGATAGTAGTATTAATTCTACTTCTGGTGCTGTAGATTCTACTGTTAATGGTGTAATAAGCGTAGCTGGTGGATTTGATACTAGTTATGCTGCTACTTATTTTCCGTGGGTTAGAATAGTAGATTCTGATAATCAAAAACTTGTTTGGGTACCACCTTCAGTAGATGTAATTGGTGTATATGCATTTAATGATAAAGTAGGACAGCAATTCTTTGCTCCAGCTGGATTTAATAGAGGTATTATGTCAGCTGTAGAAGCAAGATATAGGCTTAATATTACACAAAGAGATGCATTATATTCAGCTAAAATTAATCCTATTGCTACATTTTCTGGACAAGGTCCGGTAGTTTGGGGACAGAAAACTTTACAGACTAAAGCTTCTGCTTTAGATAGAGTTAATGTTCGAAGATTACTTATTCTTGCTAAGAAACTTGTAGCTTCTGTAGCTAAATATTTTGCATTTGAACCTAACACAGCTGCAGTTAGAGATGCTCTTGTTAATCAAATTAATCCTATATTGAAGAGAATACAAGAAAAACAAGGTATAGATGAATTTAGAGTTGTAATTGATGAATCTAATAATACACCAGATATAATTGATAGAAATACATTGATTGGTGCAATCTATATCAAACCTACACGCACGGCTGAGGTGTTAATTTTCGAATTCAATATATTACGTTCCGGGGCGACACTATTTGAGTCATAAGTTATTATAAGACAATAAAATAAAAAATATTGCCTTAATTGAATCCCTTTCATAAAATTTCTAATATTTATATTAGACAATAATATGAAAGGGATTCTTATTTATGGAACAAGATAATGTAAAAAAAGGATATCATATAAAAAAATGTGAAAAATGTTCAAAAGAGTTCAAACCAACTAGTTCGACTCAAAGATGGTGTTCGAATGAATGCAAAAACACTTCTTCAAAATTTATATGTGAAGTTTGTCAAAAAGAATTCGAAAAATGGATTAAATCACCTCATAAAGTTTGCTCACAAGAATGTAGAAATAAATTGATAGCTATTAAAAAAGGAAGAAAAGCCGAAAGAGTTATACTTAATTGCTATGTTTGTAAAAAAGAATTTGAAAAACGAAAAAGTCAAATTAAAAGTGAATTTCAATTTTGTTCAAAAACTTGTTGGTCTGTATGGATGCGTGATGAAAGACCTAACATAATAATAAAACAATCAAAAACTATTAAAAATCAAATAAAAGATGGACGAAAGATGTTTAATCAAAATTTTGAAAGAGGTTATCTTTTATCAGAAAAAAATAAAGCTTCTTTGTTTTATAAATCTTCGTGGGAAAAGATAATGTATGAAAAATTAGAAAAAGATGAAAATGTTATAATATATATCCCAGAACCATTTCCAATAAGGTATACAAATGAAGATAGTATGTCTAAAGATTACTATCCAGATATATTAATAATATACAAAGATAAAAGAGAATTAGTAGAAATAAAACCAAAAAGTTTATTATCTTGGAAAATTAATAAGATAAAAATTAAAGCAGCAAAACAATATTGTGTTAAACATGGTCTTATTTTTCGTATTATTACAGAAGACGATTTGTTTGAAAAAACATAAAAGCTTATATTTATTTATAAGTTTATTTAATTAACTGAAAAAAAGTAGTAAATTATTTGGAGATTTAAATGCCTACTGAAGTACTTACACTGAATGAAATGTTAGCTAATAGCTATGAACCAAAAAGAATATATCGATGGATATTTGGTATAGATGGTTTAGATGCTTATACAGCCAAAACATTCGCAAGACCTTCAAGAACTTTTGAAGAGATTGTTATTGATTGGATCAACACTAAGCATTGGCTTGCTGGAAAACATGTGTGGAATGATATAACTTTAGTGTTGTATGATCCGATTGCTCCTTCTGCTGCTGTTAAAGTCAATGAATGGATTAGACTTAATTATGAAGAGCAGACTGGAAGAGCTGGATATGCTGAAAATTATAAGAAAAATGTCTATATCAAAATGTTAGATCCTGTTGGTGCTATTGCAGAAAAATGGGAAATTGGTGGAGCATGGCCGAGAGAAGCTAACTTTAATGAATTAGATTATGCATCTTCAGAAGCTGCAACTGTATCATTGACACTAAGATATGATTCTGCTCAAATTGTTGCTGCTGCTGCAGGTTCACCTATAAGTCTTGCTTAAAAATAGAAAGGATTAGAAAATGGATGATGTAAAGAAAGCTGTATTAGTAGATGACGTTCCAAAGAAAGAATCAACTTTTGTTCCTATTCAAGTTTTTTTACCAAGCAAAGGTAAATTATATCCAGAATCATCTCCTTTATGTGATGCTGATTTTATTGAAATAAAAGAAATGACTGCTAGAGAAGAAGATATATTAACATCTAGAGTATTATTGAAAAAAGGTCTTGCTATAGATAAAGTATTAGATAATTGTATTCTTAATAATAGAATTAATCAATATGATATGTTAGTTGGAGATAGAAATGTTATTCTATTAGCTCTTAGAGTCGCTAGTTATGGGCCTGATTATACTGTTAAAGTTTCTTGTCCTTCTTGCTCTGAAAATCAAGATTATACATTTATGTTAGATCAAATTAATATGAAGATGTTAAGTGTTAATCCTGTTGAAACTCATAATAATATCTTTGAATTTGAATTACCAAAAAGTAAAAATGTTGTAAGATTTAAGTTTCTTACTGCTGGTGAAGAAGCTGATATAACTAAAGCTCAAGAAAATTTTAAACGTGTCGTAAAATCTGATATAGATAATTTAGTCACATCTAGAATGATGAGACAAATTATTTCTATTAATAGTAATTCTAATAGAGATTTTGTTGCAAATTATGTTGCAGATATGCCTATTAGAGATGCTAGAGCATTTAGAGATTATGTTGAAAGTATTGAGCCTAATGTTGATTTACGTGGAGAGTTTTCTTGTAATAATTGTGGTGAAATTTCTACAATAGATATACCAATGACTGTAGAGTTTTTTTGGCCTACAGGCAACAAGTAAGCAAAGTTATCTTTGGGAAGAGCTATTTGCTCTTAAATATTATTGTGGTTTTTCTATAGACGAGGCTTATTCATTGCCAATAGGCTTTCGTAAATGGTATATTGATAGATGGCTTGAGCAGAAAGAAAATGAAAAGCAGAAAGAGCCACAAGAAAAAAAGATTATTCCACCTAAATTTCTTAAATAGAGGATAGATATGGGATTCATGCAAGAAATAGGAGCTGCTCTTGGATATCTTTGGGGTAAACATAGAAGTGAATATCCAACAATTGCAGCAAAACATCAAAAAATAGATGATAAAGCTAATCAAATTTTTCAAAAAGTTGAAGAATTATTTTTGAAAGTCGACGATGAAACTGGTGAGACTTATGCTAAAATATTTCATGATAAAAATAGACCAGAATGGTATTGGTTGTTAAATCATGTTCCTAAAAGAATAGTTGATAAAATTAAAAAACAATCTGGAATAACTGACTAGTATGCCTGCGCAAGAAAATTTAGATGCTTCTATAATAAAAGAATTAACAGCAGAGATACAAAATCTTACTAGAGCTATAGGTGGATTAGGTGGAATAAAAGAAGCTGATGATTTATCGTCTCAAATTGCAGATATGATGCAAGAACAATATGAAACTTTAAAGAAGCAAGCAGATGAACAAGGAAAAACTTTAGATATATATGCTATAATGAAAGATGCTGCACAAAAAGCAGTTAAACAAGAAAAAGAAATAGGAAATATAAGTAATGAAATGTTACAAGAAATGGAAAGTGCTTTAAAAGCAGCTAAAGGACAAAAAGGTTTTTATGGTAAATTAGATCCTATTCAAAAAAAAATTATAAAAGCTTTAGGAAGTCAATTTTTGTTATTAGACGAACAAAAAAGAAATGCATTAAAAATAGCAAAAACAGATATAACTGGAATGTTAAGAAAATTAGAAACAATGGGTTTTATGGGAAAAATAGCAAAATATGTTGGAACAGCGTTTGTTGGAGAAGAAGGGTCTAAAAAAAGAAAAGGTGTAGAAGAACAACTTGCGGCTAAAATGCATCCTGATTTATTTCCTGGAACTAAAACTGGTGGAATGGCAGATTTAATTAGTGGATTTAGTAAATTTGCAGCAATTGCTAGTATTATATACACAGTATTAAAAGCTATTTTTGATAATTTAATGAAAATAGCAGAAGTGCCAGCTAAACTTGTTAAAACAACTGGTTTTACTGCCGACAATATAGAAAAAATGGCTGGATCAGTTATCAAGTCTTCTGTTGAGTTGAAATATTTTGGTATAGAAATGGATCAAATATACGAAGCTGCAGGATCTTTGGCAAAAGAATTTAAGAATGTAGATCAAACTTCTGGCGCAGCTCGTGATACTGTTACTATTATGTCTAAGATGACTGGTATTGCTTCTGATCAATTAGCTAGAGTTTATAGAATAATGGCTGTAAATTGGAGAATGGCTGACAAAAGTATTAGAAGTTTTACTTTAAAATTAAGAGATGAAGCTAAAATTTATGGATTAAGTTTTAATGGAATAATGCAAGATATAGCAGCTAATGCAGAAAATTTATCAATGTATTTTCATGGTTCTGTAGAGGCATTAAAACAAGCTGCTGTAAGAGCAGCTCAAATGCAAACTAGTTTATCAACACAAGTAACAATGACACAAAAATTTAGTCATTGGGCAGATGCTATTCAAAATTCATTTATGTTATCTGCAATAACAGGAAAGCAATTTGCAGCATCATCGTTATATATAAAAGCTGCAATGGGTGATACAAAAGGAGTTGTTGATGAAATATTAAGCGGTTTAACTTCTTCTGCAGAAACATGGCAAAAAATAGTTCCAATGGCTCAACAAGTTTCTGAAACTCTAGGAGTTCCATTTGAAGAAATTAGAACTATGATGGAAAACAAAACTATTGAAAAAATGTTATCTGGTCTTGGGATAAGTGCTCAACAAATGGGACATGCAGTAAAGGCTGTTAGAGAGATTGCAACTAAAAAATATGATGGAAACGTTAGAAAAGCTACTGAAAATCTTGGTTCTAATATGTCAGAATTAACAGAAATTATGTCAAAATCTATGCAAAAAGAAAAGGACTTAGCTGCAGCTAGGGATGAAACTGTCATAAATCAAGCAGAAATATTTGCTGCTAAATTA